TCACTGCTTGAAGTCGAGATCTGGACGGACCTATAAGAGCCGCCGCCGCACCTTGCGCGTGAGTATACGCAGTTATGTCTGAGCCAGCCATACTTTATTCCTTTTTTTTCGGAGGACGTCCACGTTTTTTTGCAGGCTTTTCTTCCCACGCCTCATTCATATTAGGCGTAGAAGGATCATCCGCTTTAAGCGTACCGTTCTCATTTCGTGCGCGAACTTTAGCGGGTTTGATTCCTCTAGCCGCTAGTTCTTCTTCGGATGCAGGTTTGAATCTACTAATAACCTACCCCTTATGCTGCTGCTATTGTGCCGCCTGTGTCAGAACGCTTCCAGTTTGTTCCGTCAGAGAAAGCCAATATTGCTGCGCCTGCTGCGCCGTTTGAAACAAATACAACAGTGCCCGCGCCTGCGTCAGCGGCGGAAGGTGCGTTTGCTACGGTGTAAGTTGGGACGACGATGTCGCCAATAAAGCCAGCAGTTGAAGTCACTGGACCTGAAAATGTAGTCGATGCCATTTTAGTACCCTTTGCATAAGGATTTGCCTTGTAGTCTATGCAACGTCAGGAGGGCGGATACCTGTCTACAAAGCTAATATGATGCCCATTACAAAAACAATACAACACATTAAAACAAAAAGAAAGGGGCTACCGAAGCAGCCCCTCCCAAAAAACAATACTTTATAGCTTATGCGCCTGGTGAACCAAACACACAACGTGGATCAGAGAATCCAAAGCTATAACGCTCACGAGCCTTAAAGCGCATGTTACCTGTGTCGAAGTCTGCTTCCATGTTAGTGGATAGCGGAGTTCTTTCAAAGTGAACAAAGCCGCGAGGCGCGTCTGTTTTGATGAAGAATGCATCAGGGTCAGTTAGGAAGTCGTTGACTGCATAACCTTCTGGTAACATTCCCATTGAACGCATTGCGTTTGTGTCATTGTCCGCAGTACCTACACGTAGGTTAGATACCATCAAACGTTCTGCAACGAATTGCAATTGACGTGGGATCATTAACTTTGTTCCACGTAAAGCAACCTTTAGACCACGTTCGTCAACAAAACCTGCGATGTTGATTAGAGCGTCTTCTAAAGAAGTTTCGTTCAAATCAGCAGCTACAGCAGGAGTGTTAGCTAGTGTTCCACCGTTTGTTAACGGATGGTTAGTTGCACAAAGAGCAACACCGTCACCGCCAGCAGAAGCACCACCTGTGAACGCATTGTTCAATACAGCGGCAGCTTTAACCTGCTTAGAGTGAGCCATTGATCTTGCGAGGGCGCGTGTGTAACGACTGCCTAAACGGTCGTACAAGTTGTCCTCAATTGCTTCCTCAGTGATTGAGAATGCAAGTGCAACAGTTTCGTGGTTGTAACGAGCAGTGAATGCTTCGTTAGCGTCGTCAAAGTTAATTGCAGAACCTTCTGACTTAGTAGGTGCCGCACCAAATCCAGCCAACATTACTTCTTCTTCAAACGCACGGTCTGAAGATTCAGTAGTGAAGATCTCTGAATGTTGGTTTTCGTACCGATTGTACTCCATGCCAAATAAGGCGTTGAGACCGGGTTCTAGCTCTTTCGCTAGTTGTGCGCGTGATATAGCCATCTGTTAGCCCCCTTATATGCCAGTCACAGAAACAGTGCCCTGTACAATACTTCCGTTTGGAGCATTGAAATGGTTGTTTAAGCGAACAATTAATGGAATACCAGCTACTGTGAAATCTGAGTTATCAGGGTCGTCTTGAACACCCATAATACGCATAGATAACGACGCAGTGGCAGCGATTGTGTTTAGATCAGCAGTTGCTGAAGAGATACCAGTAGTATCACTACCACTATTACCACCTGCAAACGCGATGTTAGCAAATACTGCTGCGCGAATTTCCGCTTCAGTGTTTGCCGCACCCACTACGTTAGATGTAGCGATTGTAAACGTCTGCATAGGATCGTCATAGACGAAAGCCTTAACAGGGTAGTTGGTATCAGCGCCCGCACCTGGCCATGTATTAGACCAAATAGTTGCACCAGTTGTAGAAGAAACGTATTCACATCCCCAGAACACACCTACAATAGAGACAGTACCACCAGCCGCAGCTTGTAGATCGTCAATTACACCAGCCGCAGTCGGTATTACCGGCTGACCTTGGTATAGTTTGTTTGTGTTACCTGGAGCTATGCGATATTCCGTTGCCCCGGTAGAATTGGCTTGTTGGCCAATTTTCCCAATGGGTCGTAGCCCAAAGGATCCGTTAGAATTTGCCATAATAGCACCTCAATAAAAGTTACTCGGAGTCTCTTCGTGAGCCTCCGAAGGATACACGACTCTGCCGATTATTAGTTATCGGCATCGAAGGATGTTGGTCCTTCATTAAATCCTGATCAACTGCTACCATTTGTTCGCGGGTCCGGTTCCCGTAATACTCGGATCGTTCTTGGGCGGTTTCTACAGGTATTCGGCACAGCATCAATCCACCTTGTCCGATGATGCCCTCAAATCGACCTTCGTCAATAGTGGGAGCTTCATAGTCTGGATACTCGTCCTTACGAACAGGTTCCCATCCTTCGCGTAGTTTGGTGTTGACGTTCATCTTATCGTCTTCACCGCGCATTGCGGTTCGAATCCAACGATGCACAAAACCCGCAGGGGCTTCTGGTGCAGCAAGGCGACTGGGCGGTGCCCATGGTTTACGGCGCGTTTCTTTTTCGCGTGTTACGCTTTCGCGTGATTTTCTGTCAGTCATTTGTCTTACTCCTTCACAAACTTTGCATATTCTTCAAGCGGAACGTTTAGTCGCTTCGCCATCGCAATTTGGGAGGGTGAGAGTTTCACCGACCTACGCCCCTGTTTTGTTGTACTGCGGGTAGCTGAAGCGCCAGCAGGTGCGACCTGTGCTCCGCCCGATTTCTTCGCCTTCGGAAACTTCTGTGGAAATTCTACCCGAATACGCTTGTCTACTTCATTGTAGTACTCTTCGGTCGCCGGGTCAAACCCTTCTTCCTCTACAAGTAGTTTATGTAAACCAAACGCGGCATAAGTCATAACCTCATCTGAACCAAACCATTCATTTTTACTCGCCCAATCTTCGGCTCGAGCATCTGGTTTAGCCGCAGGTGGGGCTGTTGGTGTAACAGGAGCAGTTGTCTGTTCTGGTTCTTCAACCTCTCGCTCCAGTCGTTGTTTAGCTACGCGGACACGATCCTGTTGAACAGCCACTTTGGACAATTGTTCTTGCGCGGCAAACATAGCATCCGAGTCTCCTGACTCATATGCTTCTCTGTATTGACGCTTAACAGATTCAGTGTGCGCTTCTAAGCGTGACTCTTCTGAGCTAACATAGCCTTTGTCTAAGTTCTTAACTTGAGACTTTAACTTATTGTTTTCACTCAATAATTGTTGAGCCATGCGAACCGCTTCTTCACGATCTCTTTCTTCTTTCCGATACTTCTCGGTAAGTTTCTTGATCCGTTTCTGAACGTTGTTGCTATAGCTTTCAAGTTCATCAGCGGGTTCCTCCGCAGGTTCTTCTTTCGAAGTTTCGACTTTCGCCTCTACTTCGGGTTCCTCAGAAGATTCAGTATCAAGTTCAATCTCGACACCTTCCTCTTCTTCAATAATTTCTTGTGCTTCTTCGTTCATGGTGCTCCCCTAAACTTGTTTAATATCATCAGGTTCAAGAATTGTAGCGATCACTTCGTCATCATTAATGATGCGAACTTCTCCACCGTCAATCTTAAATCGTGATCCAGAGTATCGTCCGATACATACCCATTGACCTTCTTTGCACCAGGCATCTGAGCCTTTGCCAAATTTATTTGGGTCTTTGTATGCTAACGGACCGATCTTTAGAACATACGCAACAACCGTTGCTACGGCCTCACGAGCTCTAATTTCGTCCGGAATATGCAGACCACCTTGTGTTTTAACGGCACCTTGATAAGGCATCACTAATACACGCCATCCCGTAGGCTGCGGTAATCTTTCCAAAAGGGGTTTATCTAATAGAGAAGGGTCTAATACCTTCTCGGTTGCGTCAACGTATGCGCTATTCACAGCGGATGAGTCGGCTTTAGCCTCCTCCCGTTCCTTGTTCATTTTCTGCGCGACGTGGTCAGGTACTAATAAAGTCTTCGTCATCGTCTACGGTTCTTTCCAGCAGGGATTTAAATTCCTCACGAGCGTAGGTCAGGCCCCGTACCTCTCCTACCATGAGTTTGTAATGCTCCCAGTCTTTGCAAGCATCACCAGCAAGAGCACTTGCAATATCTTGTTCGCGCTCTTGTAGTACCTTATACATATGTTTTGCAAAATCAACAACATCCATTAAAGAATATCTCTTTCTGAGCTCTGTGCAACCGATTTTATCGGACCGCCCTTTACCAAATCGTCACAGGTGTTGCTAGATTGACACATGAATTTATAAATTTGACAGTATCCTATATCACCAGAGTCGTCTCCAATGCAGTCTAGCATGTCTTCTGTCTGATTGTATGCGCCACAATTGCCGCAAACTTCTGTTAATTTAAAGCCACCATCGGAAGATGGGTCACGATAAGACGCTTGTTCCTCTGCGGACATACGGTTCTCATCATTAATTTCCTCATCCTGAGTAGCTGATGTACAGCTAGGACCATCGTTGTCCCCGTCCATCTTATCTACCGGAATACCATCCGGCATGATGCTGATCATGATTGTAGGCATTAGTATGTTTTCCCACGGTTAGCATTG